TCTAAAACCGATGTGAGCCGATTTGAGACGTCTTGACCTATGTCTTGACCAACTATGGTCAATGATGGCTTAATCATGACTTAGTGACACGTTCTTGGGTATATCTTGCCCATGGAGAGTCGGGGGTGTTAAAGCATCACTAAAAAACCGACCCCCTTTGCTCAAATTGCAGTTCTGGCACAATTGACGCAAATTCCACTCATCATCGCTTCCATTGAGCCTCTTTGGAATGATGTGGTCAATGTGCATCTTGCCTTCTGTTGTGCCACATTGCTGGCAGCACCCATCTCTGGCCAGTATTCGCTCCCTAATCACCCGCCACTTACGGCTTGACCCCTTAGCCCACGACCTGCTCATTAATGCCACCCCTTCTTTTGCCAATGACGATAAGCATTGCACATCGATCCATGACGTGACTTGCAATAGCGAATGCTCCAATCAATTTGGCGATAACCATCAAGCTCTCGATACTTGGGATTGTGCATTTGGCCTAAACCATAATGCGACCCATTGATTGCATTGATATCCCAATGAGATTCAGCTGTTATCAGTTTGTTAAAGCACTGAAACTGTTGATAATTAATGATCCTTGAATGTGCATATAGCTTCAAATAATCTATGTCTGTCACTGCTTCCGCTGGTGTTGTGCCAACAACACAGAGCGCGGCCAATAGCACCAGACTTCGCCTGCGAGCTATCCGCATCAGCGGCTCGCCAGCGAGTATGGAGCGTACCCATGCAGTCAAGTAAGATGCAACATTGAGCGTCATCTTGGGCGTTGCGCACACCCTGTGGATAATGCCTGTGGATAACTTATTCATAGAGATAAGCCTTCAACCTTTTCATCATCGACCAGCTTGATGCCTAATGCTCCACATCCCAGACAAGTAGCGAACCACTCATGAAGCGATAACTCTGATGTTTTTCGGATGCCATGACGTTGCTTTGCTTTGCCGTAGAGCTTTGCGCAGATCGAACAATCGAATTCAAGTATTGGCATGGATGGATTTCCTTAACGTCTCAATGGGTTGGAGATTGATTTGGCTGACCCAGTAACCGCCTTGAGCAGATTGAAACCTTGGCCGCTTTGCAACGCCCACTGGTATCCAGCCCATGACGTAATAGGTCGGTGATTCGCCTACGACTAAGACAGCGATGTCAGTATCACGATCATCTTCGCTAATGATTAAGTGGCCGCGTTTGTGTGGTGTTTGTTTGACTTCAATTGCAATGCCGTTCCAATAAACATCCGGTTCATTTTTAAATGTATTAACTGTCGGCACAAAGTTTTCAACGCCAAAGTATTTAGCAACTGCCATCTCAGCTCCGACGGCTTCGCTATGGATCACGACCGCATTGTGGAAGTTGCCTTTATTGCCCAGGAATTTAGGATTTGACCCATAATACGATTCTCTGGCTAATCCGGCAGTGTGCGCAATGATTTCATCTTCACGCGTTAGTCGCACCATAATCATCGGCAATCCCAACAGAACCAAATTATCTTTTCGTTACCAAATCCCTTTTGATAACCAAAGTCATCAAATTTGACCAGCCTTGAGCATTTGTCACATTGCTCGACTTTGTAGGTTGCAATAATGACGCCATCTTCTATCAATGTGCATGTCATCGTCCTTGGGTTTATGACTTCGATTGGCCCACTCATACTTGAGGCTTCCATTTTCCATCGCTGCTCATAACTAGCCAATTCGGATCACACTGCTCTGGCCTTTTCTCAATGCAGCTGTAATTAGCCCAAGGCTTGCCAGTCTTTGCAGTGCCTTCTCTAAAGACGCGCTTGCCATGCTTGCATTCTTGTAATGAATCCGGTGTGCCAGCTGCATCGACCTGTTCTTGAGTCTTAAACGATGGCACTTCACCAAATTTGGTCGTCCAATAATCATAGTCTAGGTCAGTCTTTGCAACCTTGGCTGGTAGAGCTTCAATCTGCTCCATCGTTTCGCGGGTCGTGCGCTCTGCACCGCCCATGACGAGCTGCATAACTCTAAGAATTGCAGATGTGCAAGTGTCCTCGACGAACCAGCGTTTCATGTTTTGAACGTATGCCCCCTGATAGCCATAGGCATGGTCAATGCCGGCTGGGTGTGTGTCCTCTGACTGGCGAAATGCTCTGGCTTCAACCAAAACAAATCCCTTTTCAGCATCAAATTCGACAATGCGTGTCTCAATGCGTCCGGATGGGTAAGTCGCTAACCAGCGATCAGTGCGAGCGCGTGCGGCCTCGTAGCCGTCTAGGAACCCCATTAGCGCACCGCCTTAGATGATGCATGACGGCCGACGGCTTTGCCGCGCTGGTAGCCGTCTTTGTGGCCTTCTTTGTATCCGACTGCATAGCTGCAAATTGCCCACAGAATGCACGCTATTGCCATGAGGACAAATAGCCCGATTTCACTTGTTGTCATTTCTTGCTCCCGATTCTGAGAGCTGCGAACCAGCTCCCGAAATAGAGAGTGACACGCATGTGTGACAATTTCAAGATTCCCGCCTGAGAATCGGCGTGTCGGTTACTTCTTTAGAGCCAATTCCAGAATCAATTGATTGAGCCGTTCTTCAATCCTACTCACTTGGTCTTTGATTGAATTGCCCCCATTGGGCATCAGCTCCCGCATGATCGATTTCACCATGAATCTCATTGACGAATAGATGGCAGTCAGCACCGCAAGAACAAGCCCACCGACCGCCGTCCATTCGCCTACACTCACTTCTTGTTGCCGAAACTTACATCATTCGGATTAGCCCAGCGAGCAAGTACCGGAACAAGTCCAGCCACTAAACCCAAGGCCAAATCCTTTGGATTGGTATTGCCAGTCATATAGACGGCCAACGCGCCGGCGACTGAGCTTCTCAGCCATGATGCCAGCATTGCTTTTGCTTGATCCATTAGTTGTCTCCTTTGTTCAAGCTCCCGATAAGTGCTGCGACTTTCGCTTCACTCAATTCGATTTCGAAATGCATCTCATCTTTTCGGTTTCGATAATCTCCACCCCATTTGAGACCGTACTTCTTAGCCAAAGCTCTGATCATTGGAACCTTTTCAGCTGGGAACGTGCCAGATTTGCCAAGCGGATGTTGTGTTGCGTTGAGATCGATGGCAGTGCCAGAGCTGTGATTGCTCAATGTGTCAGTCGAGCCACGTACCATGCGGAACGCATAACCCCAATCATCAAGTGCGCCTTGATCTATCGGCTCAATCAGCTCATGAAATTCTTTGCAGAATCCAGCAATCAATGGCGCGACGGCTTTCGCACATCGCACCTTAATCTTTGTTCCCTCGATTGGAACGCTGATGATATGGATTTCAGCTGCATCTTTCGATGCTGGCCATCCGTTATGACTTTGGAGTTGGCTCATCGATAGTTGGCTTAGTAGCTTGCTTGACCTGCTCGTCATAAGTTGATTTAAGCATTGAGGTGAATTCCTCATTGCCGTGGTCAATAACGGCGTGTTCTAACATTTTGCCATTTATTTCGATTTCAATAAAAGAAACTTTATTCATCATGATAACTCCGCACTAAATCCGATGTATTGATTGCTTGCACTGTTTGTTTGAATGACAACCAAATCGCCTTGAGTAAATACTCCCGTGCCGTGAGAATAAAAAACTTCTTGGATTGAATTATTGGTTCCATTACTTCCACCTAAAGCCCATGTACCAGTTGAGTACCTCGTATCCGTTGCAGCTTTAAGACAAGCAATGTTTCCTGTATCAAGCGAAGTTGGAGTTGCTCTCATTGGTACTGATAATGGTATTCCCCAAGTTCCGCGGTAATTTGAAAACACCCAACCAGCAGGACTCAGTGCGGCGTATGCAGCAGTTGGTACTGTGTTGCGTTGGTAATATCTCTGGCATGATGAAAGTTCGGATTGAACGGTTCCCGAACCCATCTTCGCAAATGGTGTTGCAATAGAACCCAATTCAAGCTGAACGGCAGTCACTTCAAAGTAATCAGTCGCTCCAGCAGTTCCCACACCGTTAAAACCCACTGCAAAACCAAGTTGTGTGGCAGTGGATGAAAGTGTTGCAGTGTATTGAAAGCGTTGCCATGTGCTTGTTAATGTTGCAGATGTATTAATTGGCTGAGCAGTTCCAGTCATATTCCACCAGCTCTGATCCGTTCCAGTGCCAGTTTGCACGATGACGGCTAGAGTATTTGAAACTCCTGAATAGGTAGCACCTTTTCTAGCGTAAAAAGAGAATGTAACTGTTTGACCAAGAAAACGAGCTGAATCTGTATTTTCTAAAGCCTGAGCAAATTGGAGCAAAGAAGTGCTTGTATTGCCAGCAGTTCTTTGAATTCTTGCGCAATAACGAACGAATGGAAGATTTGTCGTGTCACCAGTTACCTGTTGGCTTGCATTCATTGAACCTGTACCAGTAACCGCCCAGCTCACCCAGCGATCTAGTGAATAAGCAACGCCACCAGCGGTAGTGATTCCAGTAGTTGGAGCCGACGTACGCTGGAAGATGTCAAAGCCTGAATTAAACACACAATTTTTTCCAATGGCTGAAGCTTGATAACGAAGTCCAGTGGATGTCGATGAATCTGCCACCAATACTTCGCCATTATTTCCAACGGCAATTTGAGCTGGTGTTGCTGATGCCGTTGCAGTAAAGATTGAACCCTTTGCCGTGACTGTTGATTTGGCAACGGCTGCGTTGGCAGTTGTATTAGCAGTATTGGCTAAATCATAAGCTGCTTTGGTAGCAGTTGGCGTTGATGCCAAGATTGATGATGTCGTTGATGTTGAATCTGAAAGCTGAACCGCACCTGATTGGCTAGTTGATGCTGATTGGATTCCGACTGTTACTGCGCCCGATGTTCCACCACCTGTGAGTGGTGATGTTGCAGTGATGCCAGTAATATCACCTTGATCGTTAGCAATCCATGCAAAATCCATGTTTGTGTTTGATGCTTTTGCAAGTATTTGTCCTGTTGTGCCACCTAATAAATCGGCCATTGATGTATCAACGGCTTGTCCAAAGACTGCAAAATCAGCTGGGAGATCAGTGACCAAATCTGTATTGGTCGGCATCTGCCAGCCGAAGTTGCTTGTCGGATTAGTCATTTGTTCTCCTTATGCCACAATCGTGGCGTCTTGCCATTCCAGAACGCCTGAAACAGTATTCCATTGCTCAAGCGGCAAAACAGTTTCCCATTTCATCGCCTGAATGCTAAATGCCAGTGGCGACAATAGA